CGTAGTAGACGGACAGGGTGACGCCGCTGTCCCTCCATTTATACGCGCCGTATTTCTCCGCACCGCCGCGCATGACCCGCCCCAAGGGTCTCAGGGCTGACGTGGGAATGAAGTGCATGGGGTCTTTCTGGACGCCGTACGCCGTCTTCGGGTTTTCGTCGGGTAGATCAGGCATCGTCGTGCAGGCGTGCGCGGGCGGCGTCGATTTTCCCGTTGATTTCGTCCCATTCCTCGGCGGTCGGATCCCGGCCTTCGCTGCGCATGGTTTCCACACGGGCCTTACCCCAATCCAGTATGTCGATCACGTCCCCACCGACGCGGGCGGCCATCCCGGCAAGCTGAATGACAAGGGCGGCGAATTCCAGTGCTCCGGTCATGATGCGGCTCCTTCGATCAGGTTGTGGTTGGTGAGGATTGCGCGAAGAACACCGATGGCACTGCGTGCCCTGTCCGCCCACCGCTGGACGGTTCCCTTGTCCGGCGCTTCGTCGCGGGCCACGTCCTGCGCGGACCGCAGCACGATGAATGCGTCATTGTCCGCAGCCCGGATGATTTTCACCACGCGGGGCCGACTGCACGCCCGGTCGCTGAGGGTCGCGTCATCCGCGCACCGGGGCAGGGAAACGTAGGCATTGGCAGCGGTGAGCAAGGCGAGGTAATCAGCGTGCGCCGCGAAGATGACCTGTTGCGGCGTCCCGTCTGTCGTCGTTGTCGTCACCGGCGCGATGCGGGAATCGCAGGCCGCGAGCAGGACCAGCAGCGCCACCACGATCCAGTGGCTGTTCACAGTTCCGCCCTTGTCGCGCTTGATCGGCTTGGTGGTGACAAACCGCAGCCCGATGTTGACAAGGTTGGTCAGTAACATCACCAGCGTTGCGACTTGCGTCTGCGCCTCAGGCGACAGGTCAAGCCCGAAGATTGCCAGTAAGGCAGTGATGCCCCCGATGGCGTTGGCGAGGATCGTGCGTGAGCCGTACCACGGCTTTTCGTCTGTCATGTCAGTAACTCCATATGGTCGGTCGCGGTGCTTCCTCGGGCGTCAGCGTGTCCAGATGAATGAACCGCTTGTCGCCCTTCTGGTTGATGCCGATGCCGCTGAACTGCCCGTCGAGTTCGTTGAGCAATGCCCACGCCCGGTCCCCTCTGACACCTATGTCCGCCGCCTTGCCTGACGCATGTGTCTGCGTGAAACCGCGAGACGTGTTGTAGTTGGGGCATCGGTAGCCACTGGTGATGGGGAACGGGAAGCCCAGCCGGGTGCGGAGGTTCTGAAGCTTGAACATGAACTGATCGTCCATGCTCGCCAGTCCGCAGCGCCCGCATCTACATTCGAACTCAGACCGGGAGAAATTGGGATACGCGGCCCAGTCGGTCACTCTCGACCCTCCATTATCACCCGGTACATCTGGTCCAGTTGCTTGGCCATTCCCCTCGTCCGCTCGTCCACGGCTATCGTGGTGGCCTCAAGAAGCTGGATCCGGTCCCAGATGCGCCGCCGGATCTCCACGTTGTCATCTGCGCGGTTTTCGAGGGCGATCAGCCGGGCATCAAACTCGGCATTGTTCTTCGCCACTTCCGTCTGGAGCCATGCGCCCCAGCCTATAAGCATCGCCGCCATAGTGATGACGCCGACAATGGACGGTATCCACGACTTCAGGTCACTCATAGGGCCACCCCTTCGGGCATTTCTTCCAGACCCCCGGTTCCGACAGGCGCATGAAACTGTGGAATGAATAGCGTGTGGTGCGGATCGGGCGCGGCCCGCCTTCGTCATAGGCGTCTCCGCAGGTCATCAGTCCAAGCTCAGGCACGTTGACCAGACAGACGGCGTGGTCGTAGCCGCTCTCGCCCTTCGTGTGGCACAGGACCACCCCGATATGCTCGCGGTCGATCCCGGCGCTCAGAAGGCCGTCCATGGCCCTGTCCGCCCATTCCTCGCAGTCACCGACCGCCTTGCCGTCCTGCCAGGTCACCGCGCCCCACACGTCCTGTCCGTCAGGGTCAGGGGCATAGAGCGTCCCGTCCCATACCGAGCGGTGGACGCGTTGAACGATGGCAACGTCAGTCATTCCGGCCTCCGATTCACACACCATTTCCAGTCCCATCGTGCCGGGTCCGCGCACTGCGACAGAGCAGCAGCAGGCGGCACCACAGCCGGGCCGTCAGGCCATTCGGTGACAGGCTCCGTCGCGCAGGCCACGAGCAGGATGAGCAGGGGCAGGAAGCGCATCAGGTGCCGTACTGAGCCGCGTAACTGTCAGCCGCGCGGGACATGACGAACTGGACGTAGGCCGCGTCTGTGGCGGTGTAGTCGTCGTGCGCCTGCCGTTCCTCATCGGTCTCGCCGAGGGTCGCGTTGTAGGCGTTACGGGCGGCGGTGATGCCCGCAAGGGCGGATGCGCCGGTGATGGTGACGGCGAACTGTGCCATGGGACTATTCCTCCTGCTGCGCCGCTTCAGCGACGATGGTTGCGATTTCCTCGACAGACCGAAGCTGCCGGATGATTTCAGGGATGGCTTCGACGGGGGCTTGCGCCTGCGCCAGATGCGCCGCGTAGGTCCGGGTCGCGACTTCGAGATGCGCCGCGAGCGCGCTGGCCTGTTCCGCTTCAAGGCTGATCTGCATCACGACACCACCGCGACCTTGCGGGAGGTGCCGCCCGCGTCCTTGATGGTGATGTAGCCGGAGAGGCTTTCGCCACCGAGCGCGGTGTGGCTGCCGAACTTCAGGACGCCGGTTCCCGCTGGCGTCAGGGCAAGGTCGATGTTGGCTGTTCCGGTCCCTGCACTTTCGACGGTGATGGCGTCCCGCGTGATGGCAAGGCGCTCGTAGTCGCTGACAGTGGTATAGGTGCCGTACACGCGGTGTGTCTGCGCGTTGGTGCCGTTGCGCTGCGCAAGTATTGCCGCAGCATCCCGGTAGAGCCGCAAATTCCCGCCGTTGTACGCCTGCCCGGCGGTGGACCCCCAGCCGAGATGATGACCTGTATCGAGGTTCATGAATCCGGATGCGCCGGTACTGACAAAGTGCCGGGTTGCCCCACCGCTGTCGCCGATTGCAAACTGCCCCGCCCCAGCCGACCCCAGAGAAACCCCGGTCGCGAACTCGATACCGCCACCAGCCGAGAGATTGGCGAAGTTGGTGTAGGTGGCGACCTGCACTTGCCCGGTCTTGTCAACGGCGAACTTGTTCGATCCGCCGACCTGCAATTTCATCAGCAGGGAGGCGGCGTTCGATGCCGTATCGGTCACGTCGAGGCCGATGCCCGTGAATGTGGTCCCGGCGTCGTTCCACGTCTTCGCCATGGCCGAGATGTTTACTGTTGCCATTGTCCGGCCCCCTTAAGCTGCGTTGTCCACGATGATGAATGCGCCTTCGTCAGCGGTCGCGTCGTCCAGCACGATGGCTTCACCGTCCACGGCTGGAGAGGTCGCGTTGTCGATGACGATGGCGTCGTCGGGGATTGCCGCGACGGACATTCTCTGTCCCGTCCTCGGCCTGCGTGTCCGTTCCCCGGACAGGGATATGAGATGCCGTCTCAAAAGTACGCCCTCACTATCAGTGCCCACTTGGTGTTGGTCAGGTTCGTTGACGCGCCGCTCGTGGCATCCGCGTATCGGAAGACATTGGAGTCCGAACTGAACCGGATGGTTATGTTCGTTGAATCCGGCTGCGCGGCGAAACCATGGCGCGTGCTGTCGTTTCCGTCGTATGGCCCCCACTGAACAACATCGTTCTGCGCAAAGTTGGCCTCCCCGGCTGCGTCCGTGCATTTCAGGAAATACTGGATCAGCCTCGGGACACCGGACAGGGAATGCGCGAGGGTCAGCTGCCCCGCAGACGAAATCGTCTGGTCGCCGGAATCGAAGCTTTCCTGGAACAGCACCGTGGCCCATGCCGGGTTGGCCGCTGCCCCCTGCGTCTTCAGGAACTGACCACTGGTCCCTGCCGCAAGTTCGGTCGGTACACCAGAGGCCGCATAGTAGATGATGCCGCCCTGCGTCCCGTCCGCCAGCTTGGCGAGAGTGACGGCATTGTCCGCGAGCTTCGATGTCGTTCCGGCCCCGTCCGCGATGCCCGCCGTGTCAACCTGCTCGAATGCCGGATTCGATCCCGCGCCCTTGGTGACAAGCGGATGCCCGGAAGTGCCTGCCGAAAGCCGGGTGGGCGCGCCGGACGACCCGTAGAACAGGATCTGGCCCTGCGTTCCATGCTCCATCGCGGCAAGGTCAACGGAGTTGGCTGCATAGTCCGCTGTCGTCACGGTCCGCGTCGGGATTGGATCGACGGTCCACAGACTTGAGGAAGGAGGGTTCCCTGTCGCCGTTGATGGTGCTGCGACGACCTTGTATTCCTCGCCCGTGTCAATGTAGATCGGGGCGAAGTTGCCTGCGGAATTGGCCACGACCGGCTGTGCATGGGGCGTTGACAGGCCGTCATCCTGGTAGACCGTCTTGTCGGTCGTGGTGCCGGTCTCGAAGAAGTACAGCTTCGCACCCGGCTCGACATTGGCCGCTGCGTCAAAGGCCGTGGCCCGAGGCATGTAGAACAGTCGCGCGCCCATTATTCTTCTCCGCGTTCTTCAATGTCGGCAAGCCACGCATTGATGCGCACCATTGCCTTCTTGATCCCGTCCGGGTCTCTCATGTCGGTCAGCAGCGCCCGGAACAACTGCGGGTCTTTCAGGATGGCGTCCTCGATCATCATGGCCGCACGATCCCCGGAGAGTTGCTTGGCGAGCTTCTCGAAGACCCCGGCTGTCTTGCTGGCGGTCCTCAGCGATGCGCCGGACGTGCCTTCGCCCAGCCGCGCACCGGCCCGCGCACCCAATGTCCCCGCGATGAACTGGATCAGTTTGCCCGGTGCATCCGTCATGATTGCCCCTGTGGGGGAGACGCGGCGGGAGGTTTCGAGGTTGCGGAATTGAATAGCCGCCTGCCGGAGCCGCTTGATCTGGTCTCCGGTCATGATCGCGTTCAAGGCACGTTTTGTTTTTGGTTCGTTCAGCAGATTCCAGAAACGTCGCCCGGAAACCACCAATTCACCCGCTTCGTCCGCATCGGACGTGCGGGCCTGCGTCATCAGGTGATCAACAAAAGCGCTCTGAACGCCATCCAGAGCTTTCCCAGTCTTGTCCTTGGCCACGAGCCTGCGTAGCTCTTGCGCCGATTCGGTCGGATTCCGCGCCGAAAGGACCCTGGCAATTGCATCCTCCACTTCCGCGTCGATGAACCGTGAGGCCACAGAGCGGCTTTCCAGACGGTCGCGCCTTGCACCCGCCGTCTTGGTCACACGGTCCCGCAACGCCGCAGCACTGTTCGCGCTGCCCATCTGCCGCTTCAGATCCGGGAACATTTCCAAAGCCTCGGCATTATTGCGCATAAACGCCTCTGCCGCAGCCTTGTTGTATTCACCGCCCCGGAACGCCCGTTCGGCAAACTCTGCCTTCAGATAGTCCGCTGCGGCAAGATCCGCAACAGCACTGTCCGTCGCCCCGAGTACCTGTTCACCCTCGACGCGGCCCTGTTCACCCCCACGACCAATGGTGGTTTTCAGTGTCCGGCGCGGGTCAACCTCCCGGCTTTCCTGCCCGAGCACACGGCCCACGGCCCCCTTGGTGAAGCGCTCGTTCAGGATGCGGGAGAAGTCACGGGCCTCTGCGAGCGCGGTCATGCCTTCCGCCGTCGCCGTGATTTCGTCCCGTGTCGCCAAATCAATCTTGCCCAGGATGTGGGCCTGACGAGCCTCTGTTATCGCGGCTTCCCCACCCGCCTCCGTAAGCTTGTCCAGAAGCGCCTGTTCGATCTGGCCGATGATGCGGGCCTTGTTGAACTCCCCGTCCTTCCGGGCCTTCCGCATGTCTTCCAGGAGCGCGCTGCGCAGGCCCTGTATTTCCTTCACGGACTCCAGATCGCCGAGGCGTTCGTTGCTGTCCCTGTCGAGGAACCTGCGCGCCTTCTCCGGGATGATGTCGCGCTTGGCCCTCGGGAGGGACATGCGGATCGCGTCGAACTCGCCGAACAGGCCCTTGGTCTCGATCATGTCGTCTTCCGGCACCGCGTCCCACAGGTCGCGTTCCTGCGCGCGGGCCGCGTTCAGAGCCTTGTCGATTTCCTCGCGAACAATGGCGGACGATTCCGCCGCCTTCCGCTGTGGTGCGAGTGCGTTGATGCGCTGATTGGCGACAACCGCCGCCTGTCTTACCCGCGCATCAAGAGCCTGAACCGTGCGCTCCAGACGGTTCCCGACGAACGCCTGCGCGTCATCTACGGAACCGGGGAGGCGAATGCTGTCCCGGATGGCCCTGGACGCCTCTGTAAGCTGATCCTCGTACCGTTTCTGCAATAGGGCGCTCTGCTCGTACACGTCCTTTTCCAGAGCCATCAGCCCCGGCTCGCCCGTGCGCTGTGCAGGTGTCAGCAGACCACCCTCGATCACCAGATCCGCTGCCGCTTCCGGGTCCGCCGCCTGCTCCCTCATGCGCTTGGACGCGGCCTCGAATGCGCCCTGCTTCGAGAATGGCAGGACACGGGCAAGCGTTTCGCGCGCCAGCCGGACACCCGGCGCCTTGCCCGCCAGGTCCACTGATCCCGTAACCAGCCCCGTGAGACCGGCAAAGGTCAGGCCCCCGGCGAGTTCACCTATCACCTGTTCCGCCGGTGTTGCATCTTCGCCCGCCGCGACACGGCCCACACCTGCCGCACCGCCCGCAGCGGTCTCGAACCCGACCGACCGAAGCGGGTTGCGCCCGAACGTGTTGGCAATGTCCCGCGATATGCGGCTGACCATCGGCCCGGCCTGCTTTGCGGTCATCTGGATTGCCGGGGTTGCGCCCATCAGAATGCCGGGAACGCTGCCCATCGTCTCCGCGAACTTGCCCCCCGGTGTTTCGGGGTCAACGCCTTCCTCCGCCACGGGAGAGCCAATTGCCCGGAACCCGCGAGACACGAACTCACTCGGCGCGGTGTTCTTCAGGCTGTCCCATTCGGGGGATGCTTCGTCCTCCGATACTTCCGGCAGGCCCTGAAGGCTGCGGATGGCGTTCCGAACCGCGAGTTCCGCCGGGGCGATGACATGCCGGATCGGGGCGGACACGATGTCGGGGACGGCCATCGTCCCCTCGACAAGCGCGCGGTTGAAGAACCCGGCGGGGGACTGGTCACCTTCAACAGCAGCACCCTGCTCCGGCGCGGCATTGGGCGTCTGCCGGTATTTCTGCCATGGGCCGGATTTCGTTTCCGCGTATTTCTCCCAGGGTTTCACGATGCCGGTTCCCAACTTTTCGGATCGGCGGGGTCCCCCCCCTTGAAGCGATACCCGCCTTCGACCGTGCCAACCTTCGGACCCTTCCCCTTGTCGAACGCCTTGATAACCGCGCCGTATTCATCGCGGATGGTCTTCAACTGGCTGAGGTTGGCGCGCGTCTCTGCGACCTGCTTGGGCGTGAACGTATCCGCGTTGCCGATAATATCCCGCTCCATCCGGTCGATTTCGGACTGGAGCATGGCCCGCGTCTGCCCGAGGCGCTTCTTGCCGCGCCCCTTGCCCATGCCGAAGCTGCCGGGTGAAACAGACAGTTTCCCCAGTTGTTCCATGAGGTAGTTCGACGGCCTGCCGGGGACTGACGCCTGCATTCCCGTCTGCGTGCGGATCTGGAGGTTGGTCAGCGCCTGTGCGGCCTCCTCCGCCTTTGGCGCGGGGAGACCACCGCCGAAGAAATCCACGACCGTATTCGCGATGTTGGCCGCCATACCTTCACCGCCAAGGGCTGCTTCGGGGTCAAGGCTAGCCGGAACCGCAGGCGGGGGCTTCGGCGCTCCTTTCTTCGGAGGTTTCGCCGTTGCAATCACCTCGCCTGTCGCCTTGTCCACGACCTGTGCGCTGCCGTTGGTCGGGTGGCGGCTCACGGTGTAACGCCTGTCCGCAATCCCAACGGCGGTGTTGTACGCTTCCTCCTCGCCGAAGCCGCTCGCAATCAGGTTGGCCGTCAGGCGGTCGATGCGCTGTTCCGCTTCAGACGGCTTGTCGGCTTCTGGCGCGCGCGGGTCTTTCTTGACCTCGCCCGTGACCTTGTTGCGCTGCCCGGTAATCTCGCCAGCGTCGTTCCTGATCGGCTCCCATTGCTCCGGCCCCGCGCGGGTTTCCAGCGCCTTCGTCAGATCGCCGATCTCCATGACGTAGCCACGAAGCGTGTTTTCGTCGGGAACCTGATCCGGGACGGGGACGCCCAACCCTTCAAGGCGAGGACGCATGGCCTGGTACGCCGCCTCACGCTGCTCCTCCGGCATCGAGAGCAGGATGGCGGCTGAGTTGCCAACCAGCTTCAATGCGTACTCCTGGTCCTTGCGGGACGCCGTGTCGATGCCCTGACGGACACCCTGCACCTTGGAAGCCGCATTCGGGTCCAGCGCCGCAAGCTGTGCGAGTGCGTTCTGATCCCCCGTCGCAGCCGCTGCCTGCAAACGCTGAATCTCCGGCTGCTGTGCAATCGCCGCCTTCAGGCGGTTGCGCTCCAGTTCGGCGGTTTCAAGCTGGCTTTCACCCATGCGCTTCTGCTGGGCCAGCCGTTCCTGTTCCATGGCCTGCTGCTTGCGCGCCAGGTCTTCCTGGATCATCCCCCGACGACCCTGCTGGAACGCGCCCTGAATGTCGGGAGACTGAATGTTGAGTGCTGGAAACATCATGCCACCTCAAATCGGGCTTATGCCGGTGATGGAACCAAGCGAGCCGCCGGAACCCGCGCCGAAGGACTGACCGGAAAACAGGTTGCTGATGCCCGTTCCAAGCGCCCCGAAGGCCCCGCCGATCCCGCGCGCGAACTGCTGTTGTCCCGAAGCCTGAGCATTTGCGGCACCAACCAGACCGGACGCCGCTGCCGTGCCAGCCCCGAAGCCGCCCTGCTGTGCCGTGGCCCCCATGTTCGCGCCAACCTGCGCGGCGGTGCCCGCCTGTGAACCCGCCGTGGACTGCCCGATGCCCGCAAGGGAGGCGAGGCGGTTAGCCCAGCTGCCGAATTCCTGCGAGGCCATGCCGGTTCCGTAGTCCACCAGCGCCCGGCCCGTTGCGCCCGAGTTCAGAAGCCCACGGGAGGCCGCACCGCGCTCCAATGCCCGCTGACCCTCATCGAAGGCGAACTGGTAGCCGGGGGATTCCTCGAAGCCGGAGAAGTCATTGTCCAGGAACACATCGGAAAGACGGCCAAGGGCTTCCGTGCCGGTCTCGATGAACGGGGCCGATACCTCTTTCCCGTAGTCGAACATTTCCCGCTGAAAGCCGATGGATTCATCGGTCGCATGACGCATCGCAGCGGCTTGCGTGTCCGCTGCCTGCCGCGCCGCATCTGCCTGTTTGTTGGACGCGCTTTTCGCCAGCAGACCGCCCGCGATAGCACCACCAGCCGCAATAAGAGAACCAGCCATCAGAATACCTTCATGTACATTGCTTCGCGCGCTCCGTACTGGAGGCGGTCATAAAGCCGGTCCATGCGAGGCAGATTGTCATTGACGATGCAGCCCATGCGCATGGCCTTCGCACCCCGTTCCCGCGCCCATTCCTCCGCCATCTTCAGCATCTTCAATCCCGATCCATCCTCGGACCACCAGAACAGTTCCTCGGCACAAGTGATACTTTTATCATACCACAGTTGCCCGATTGCCGCACCCATCATTCCCCTGTCAGACAGCAGAACCAGACCGCATTCGTCATCAATCAGCGTCTCGATTGCATCCGCAAAATCCGTCGCGTTGAAGTCCGAATAGGACGCGAATCCAGACGCCGTGTGGAACCTCCGCCCCATCGGCACCATCAGTGGAATATCTTCGTATGTCGCCAGCCTAGGCACGTCGGCTCCAATCCATTCTGTTGGCCACACCACCACCTGTTGCGGATACCTGCGCATTCGACCCCAGATCATGCTCGAACGTCACGAATATCTCGTCGTCCTCAAGCAACTGGAATTCCCGATGCACCCGCAGGCTTTCTTCTGCCGAACCGGGTGCTGCATCCGTCTTGATGTTGGTCATGACTTCATCGAGTGTCGCCACCGACCCGCCACGATCACGCTTCAGCCGCAATGTGGCCTGGTAGTCGGAACTGTTGTCCGGGCGCACGGTCACTGTTGCATCAAAGCACCAGTTCCCGTCTTCCGGCAGGGTCAGTTCGTAATTCGTGTCCGACCACCCGTCCGCGTTGCTGTTCGTGTACTGGACGCGGGTTTCGGTTGCCGTAGGAACGGACTGCGCCGAGGCCAGGTTGGCCGTTCCCGGTGCGTCCGGCACCAGCCCCAGCGGAGGGCCGATGAACCGTTTCCGCGTCGGTTCGGTGCTGAAGGATGTCACCGAAGTGCAGTTGCGCCAGTCGCCGCCGATAGCCTCCAGGTAACCGACCGTCCCGCCGTTGTTGCTCAACACGATCCCGAAGTCTGGCGTGTCCTCAATCGTGAACCCGTCAAGGATGAGTTGGTTCAGATCCACCAGACCACGGCTGTTGACGACGTGGTAGGACGCGGAGGCGTGTTCCGTGTTCCGCAGGATGACAGGCCCGATGCGGACGCTCTTGCGGGGGGTGAACTGCTCCACGAAGGCAAAGACATGCAGGTTCTGTTCGTCCCCCACGCCCTGCGTCGAGAACTTGCCCGCGTTCGACAGGCCGTCCAGAAAGCAGGAGCCGATGTCGATCTCATTGTACCCCGCCAGGAGGAAGGGCCGGATCGTCTGCGTGGACCCCATGACGCAATTCAGGGCCACCACGGAACCGATGCTCAGCCGCCCCTGCGTGGTGTTCTGCTGGCAGTAGACAAGCGGCCCCTGACCGCCCTTGCGCTGCCCCGGATTGGACTGGTCTTCGAGGTCGCCGCCCATGCCTTCGAGGTACAGGCTGTCGATGCGAATATCGTCCGTCCCGAGGTACAGGGCCGGTCGCCCGGAAAACCCTTCGGTGTTGATGCACATGATCTGGCCGACATGCACGTTCCAGCCCGGTGACCGGATGCCCGAGCCACGCCGCGCGCCCTTGAAGACGACACACGCCTCGTAATGGCCCGCGTTGATCGCGTGAATGAGGCCGATGCGGGAGTCCCGCGCCTTGGAATAGAACGCCGTGCAGTCTTCCTTCTGATGCGACGTCACGTTCCTGACGTGGATCTCCCCGGCGGTCATCTTGCCCGTGACACATCGGAACCCGTCCACCGATGAAACTCCGCCGCCGCCACGCTTGACGCGGTTGTCAACCAGCCCGTCAACCGTCACGGATCCGACCGTGCAGTATTCCGTGATTTCCTGCGCGCCCTGGTCGTCGCCGCCGAGATTCAGGCCGTCCGCATACCCGGAATTAATCATGTCATCGCCCGTGAAGTGGGCGTCGTCATCCGGGACCACGATGTTGCGGACAACGTAGTTATCGACTTCCCATCTCTGACCGGGCACCAGTATCTCGACGCCGCCGAGACCGCCGTTGCCCTGAATATCCATCAGCCGGACATGGCCGATCTTGTAGGGGTCGTCCTCGTAGTTCCACCGGATGCGGCAGGACAGGATGTCGTCATTCGTCCAGCGCCACTTGTAGATGTCGATGGCGTCCAGATCGCCCGTGGTCTCCCGGAAGGTGTCCGCGAGCGTGACGTTGCGCGTCTCTATGTTGTGGAACGTGAACCCCGCACTCTGTGGCAGAAACAGCTTCACGCCGGTTCCGCCGTCGATGTAGGCATTGTTCCCGAGGCCGATCAGCGACACATGCGAGGTCAGCGTGAAGCGGTCCAGATCGGGCACCAGGTAGCGCCCCTGAAGCACCCCCGGACGCCCGAGGGTATGGCAGTCAATCAGGAACCGGGTAAAGGCGGACGTGTCGTTCGTGACGCCATCCCCGACCGCGCCGTATTCTTCCGGCACCAAGGCCCCCAGGTTGCCGGGGGACAGTGAATTCTGTTGCGCAACCGCATCAACCTCGCCGCCGGTCCTGCGCCACAGAAGCTCGATGAACTGCGTGAACTCCCGCGACGCGAAGCCGTTGGGCTGGATGATCGGCTGACGCGGCAGCGGAGGGCGGGGAACGTCAACCATTACCGGCCCTCCATAATCATGTTCTTGATCCCGCCCCGGAACCTCACGATCTGCCTGTCACGCGGTACGTCCTCGGTTTCCCAAGGCGGTTGTGCGCGGCGTTGATCTGGCGTGAAATCCCGGCGTGTCTGGACGTTGCGGGCTTCGACCTCACCGGCAAGGCGCTTGTAGGCGTTTCCTGCCTTGTTCCAGTGTTTTAAATTAACGCCTAGATCTTCCGCGTCCTGTAGCGGGCGCACCAGTTTTGCATATTCATCCCACAGTTCTTCCGATGAAGATGCGTAGTACGAATCTCGGAATTCTTTCGCGTCTCGGGGTGTTTTCAGTTTTCCCTCGCGCCGTGCCTCTGTAAAAGCGTCGATGAACCCGCTTCGGGAATGCAGATCAGAAAGATGCGGCAAAGCATCTTCCGCCGCCTTGGCGACAGCCTCGAACTCTGATGCCGAACCGCCGCCGGGGAACCCTTCTCGACGCTGTATGTCATGCTGCAATTCGTGCAACGCCGCAGATCGTTCGTTTGGTATGCCCCTCCCTTCGGCAACCGCCACAAGAGGCTTTCCCCTAGAGGATGATCCCGCATACCCGCCGTACTGGCTTTTCTGCATTGGGACGCGGGCGAACTCTACGTCCGCAACATCGGGATATGCCCGCATCAGTTCTGGATGAACTGCGACATCCCCAATGGCCCCAACCAACGGTCGGTCGCCCACCCGCCGCGATTCGCCACCAGGCACTGAACCATCAAACCGTGCCCCGCTATCATCAATCTCGAAGCGCCATTTGCCGTCCGCGCCCTGAAACCAGCCCGTTTCGTCCCATATCTTGCGGGCATCCGCGCCTTGCTTCAGAAGCTCATGCGCCCGGCCCAATGCCCCGAGGTCGGCAGTTTTCGCCTTGACCCCGCCGAACATGCCAAGCGAATTTGCCGGGCGACGGGCTACAGACCCGAGAATGCCAGCTTCCATCGCCACCCGGTTTACATCGTCCAGAGTGACCTTCCCGCCCTTCATGCCGACGCCCGGCGTCACCATGGCCCGAGCCGCGTCATACAACAGCCCCGGCCACGCAAATTCCGTCTCCCCGCCCGGCTCGCGACCGACGGGCAGGAACGCGGCGCGGTCCATTGTCGGACTCATTCCGAACACTTCATTGACAGCGCGGGCTGGTGTAAGGCGTCCACGCTTGTCCATCAGTGGTCACCCGCGCTTGCGTTCAGATGAGCCGCAATAAGGGTCCGTTTGACACCATCCGAGATGGTGACGCGATAGACCCTGTTCCGGGACCGCCCGAGCCGAAGCCACCGCGCCCGCGTCTTGAACTTGCCCGCATTGCCCATGCCCCGACTTGGCTTGCGCGCGGAGAAGGTCCGGCCCCCGTCGTCGGAGTAGTCCAGCCACATGACCGGATCGTCGTTCGTCCCCACCCCGGACTCGAAGTCGATCTCGAAGCCATGGTGGAACAGCTGTTTCCTGTCCGCGTGCATGACCGGGCTTGCCGCCGATGCCACAAGGTCGTTGCCGTATTCCTGGAACGTGTCCGGGTCCATCTCCCCGATGGCATTGGACGAATAGTCCCCCACCAGGTGCTTGCCGAACGCATTGACGTAGGCATTCACCCGCCACCTGCCAATGTCATGGCTTTCCCGCTCGTGCCACAGGCCCGTGGTCGTGTCGAACACCCACGTTGCATTGGCGGTCGGGAAGGTCAGGCACCAGAACTTGTGGCCGTCGTTCGTGTAGATGAACCCGAAGGCATCATCGACCGTCGCATACCCCTGCCACGCGCTTTCAATGGCGTGGGTGGAAATCCGCTGAGGCTGGTAGCCGTTCGCGATGTAGGCAATCCGGTCATCGCCGAACCAGAACAGCGTATCGCTTTCCTGCACCACGGAAAACTTGGCCCCGCAGCCGCGCTGAATGAATGCGCCCTGTATCCGCTCGAACGGGAAGCCCGATGCCCCGGTGTTGAACCATATCTCGGTCGTGCGCTCGCCAAACACCCACAGTTCGCGGTGACTGGCGACAATGGAGACGATGTTGTCCGGCGCACCCTCTGCCGTCGCAATGTCCGTCCCGAGATAGGACCGCCCGTCATTCAGGTTGGAGATGAAATACTGCCCCGTCCCCGCCCGGTTCAGCGCGAAGAACCCGTCGATGAACATGGCGAAATCGGCGGAGTAGAAGTCCGCGTCGTCAATCAGCCGGAGACCATTCGTGGTGTCGTAGGTCCACCCCTGGACGCCATCCACGATGATGATCTCGGTCCCGTTGTCCGAGAAGGACACCCGCTGCCCACGATCCGCAAGCGCCCCGATGCTGACCGCCGTGCCGTCTGAGGCAATGGAGAACAGCGTATCGCTCATGACCGCGTAGACCAGCCCGCCGAACTCGTACAGCCCCCGGCACGGTCCCGTTCCCGCCGTGGTGAAGGACTTGATGCCCGGCGTGTTGTAAAGCGCAATCGGCGTCTTGGCGTCGTCAGGCTGTTTCTCGGCAAAGAAGTTGACCAGCCGCTGCGCAGACACCGGGAGAGACCGCGCCTGGTAGGACATGCGCGCGAACGGCACCTGCATCAGTACCTCCCGACGCCGAAATACACACTCTCCGGCTCCCGGTCGAAGCCAAGCACCTTGATCTTCATTTCCAGCGCGTCACGGCGCAGCGCCTCGCGGGTCTGCATCGGCACGCCGAACGACATGGACATGCGGTAGGCCAGCCCCCACACAAGGCAATCCAGCCATTCCTGCGGGAAGTCCGGGTTGTCCCCCGTCTCATCGAAGTCTTCCAGCGGGATATGCGCGGTGAAGAATATCCGGTCCTTCACGCTCGAAGGCGTCGGCCACAGGTACATCTGCCCGTTCGTCAACTGCGGATCGTAATAGACCTGTGTCGTTGCCCCGGAATTGGTCTTGTTCGGCGTGTCGAAGTATTCCTGCCGGGAGAACATGAAGACCGGCACGTCAGTACCCGCCTCATCCCGCCTGCGGGCCGCTGTGACCCTCAATGGCCGGTCAATGGTGCTGGTGTAGGCATAGACATGGTTGTCGGTCGCTGCTGCCCCTGTCAGGGTCGCCGTGAGCGTGATCGTCGTTCCTGCGGGAGCACCGTTGACCGTGGTCCATTGCAGGGTGCCGTCATCAAGCTCGATGCCGATGTTGTCGCCGTCCGCAATGCCGGTGATCGAGTCCACGGTGATTGACGAAGCCCCGGACGCAGCATCCGCGCCAAGCTCGGTCTTGACCGCATCGGATTCCAGAGCAGCCTTGCCCGCCGGGCCGATGTCGTACTGCGCCTGATCCGCCACGACATGCAGGACACCTTCAACCGTCTTCCACAGGTGGAAGCCCTCGGCGTTCCACGACTTGACCATGCGGTTAAGCTGGCGCTTCGTGGACTGCCAGTCGTCATCGGACGGGGTTTCCCCCTGCTCGATAGCTCCGACCAGAACAAGTGCATCAATGATGATCTCGTTCAGGGTCTGGTTGAAGTCGGTTGAGCCGCTACTCGCCATGATCGCCCACCAGATGCTTGCGAGCCTCTTCCAGACGCCGACGAACCCACCCACGCTGCTGCCGCGTGTCGAACGATTCCGACTTGCATATACTGACGCCGCCGCCAGGGCGCAGCCCTACAAGCGCGATGAATTCTCCTGCGCGAAGGGACCGCATGAAGATTTCGTCTTCTAGCGATCGGTCGGCCTGCTCCACCTTGATAAAGGCGTGTTCTTCGTCATTTACACCCCCCGTGAAATCCGGGGGACTGCGCCATGTTCCGTTGCCCTTGACGATCTCCTCGCAGTTACAGCACTGCAACTCGCGGTCGTCGCCCACATAGAAACTCAGACAGCCACACCCGCACCGCCAGACATGACGCTCAGGGCTGGAAAATTCGATAACCTCACCCACCTTATTTCCCCTGTTTCCTGCTGCCGTGACGCCAGTCCACCTGCACCTTGTTCATGGGGGCCTCCTAGAGGTCGTCTGGGGTGATCGCCGTGGTGATGAAGTTGTTCGCCTGTTCAGGCCGGGCGTCGGGGACGTGCTGGTAGTCGGGAACTGCGCGCAGGAAGTCCTGGGGATGCCTTGGCTCCCAGAAGTCCCTGCGCACGATCAGCCCGTTCCATTCCTTCCGCGATTCCGAGGCGTACATCTCGAA